AGACGATAGCAATGCCAGTCGAACAATGTAGCAACGGAAAATATCGCATCGGAGATGGTGAGTGTGTGTATAACACCGAACGAGCGGCGAACCGGGCATACCAAGCCTACCTTGCCATCGAGGCGAGCGAGGCTGACGATGACGATGACGATGATGATGACGATGACATGAAGGGCATCGTCAATGCCATCATGCACAAGGAAGAGACCTACAACGACTACCCAGAGGCGGCCACCAACAACGCCAAGCGAGCACTGAAGTACAAGGAGGAGAATGGTTCATCGTGCGGCACACCGGTCGGATGGACACGCGCCAATCAGCTCGCCAACCGAGAGCGCATCAGCCGTGACACCATCGCTCGGATGGCATCCTTCAAGCGTCACCAGCAGAACAAGGATGTGCCATACTCCGAAGGCTGCGGAGGGTTGATGTGGGATGCCTGGGGCGGTGATGCAGGGGTTGATTGGGCAATTCGTAAATTGCGTCAGATTGACGAGAAAAATACAAGCATGATCTACGGATATAAGCGCATGACGCAGGATGTGAAGGATGTCGATGCCAAGAAGGGCATCGTCACCGGATACTTCTCTGCATTCAACATAAAAGACTCGGACGGTGACATCATCGTTCCCGGCGCATTCCAAAAGTCACTGAATGAATGGTTCCCGAAGGGACGCATCAAGCACCTTCTGAACCATGACCCGCGCCAACCGCTGGGCAAGATCAATGAGCTGAAGGAAGACTCTTACGGCCTTTACTACGAATCACAGATCGGCACACATACGCTTGGCCGCGACTTCATCAAGATGGTCGAGAGTGACCTCGTAAAAGAGCACTCCATCGGATTCAACGTGAAGGGCAGCAGAAAGGGTAAGGATGCCACTGAACTCTATGACGTAGTTTTGTATGAAGGAAGTTCTTTGACGAGCTGGGGCGCAAATGAATACACGCCTATGCTCGGGCTGAAATCAATGGATGCAAGGATCGAAAGAGTCAAGAAACTTGAGAAGTTCATCAAGCACACTGATGCGACAGATGAAACCATCGAACTCTTGATGCTTGAGATCAAGCAGCTCAATCAACTCATCGAAGATTTGAGTAGCAAGTCGGCAGTCGTAGAGACACCGGCCGAGCCAAAAGTCGAGGTCGATGTGGCGCAAAAAGCTGCAAATGCACTCGATATTTTGCTATTAAAACATTTCTAAACAATTTTTACAATCGTACCAAAATGGAAGTAAAAGACATCGTAAGCGCGCTCGATCCGAAGCTCGCTGAAATCAAAAGCCAGGTGAGCGCAGAAGTCGCTGCACTGGAAGTTAAACATGCTGCCACTGTTGCGCAGCTGAACGAAGATGCCCAGAAGAAGGGCGAAACTCTCGGTGAACTCCGCGAGAAGATCAACGGACTGATTGCCGCCAATGGCAAGATCAAATCCGAGATGGAAAATGACGCTTTCGGTGGTGACCGGCAGAAGTCTTTGAAGGCTGGCATCATGGATGTCGTGGCCGCCAACTTCGAGGCTATCAAAAACGAGACTCCTTTCAACAGCTCCAAGGCAGTTGGAACGATGACCCTCGGCAACAACCTGACCGGCACCAGCCAGATCAGCTACACCGACAACCCCATCCTGCGCTCGTTCTTCTCGCCTCACCTCTACAACATCTTCCGCATCATCCCGACTGCCACCGGCAACGTCACTTTCCCTCGTGGAAATGCTGCCATCGGTGAGGGTTCATTCGGAACGCAGACAGAAGGAAGCGGCAAAGCGCAAGTCGACTACGATGTGACGATGGTGAACACCAGCGTGCCTTTCGTAGCCGGTTACGCCAAGGTGAGCCGTCAGATGTTGCAAGACCTGCCTTTCCTGCAAGCCTACCTCTCTCAAAGCCTGCTGGAAGACTGGAACCGCGCCATCAACAACAGCTTCATGTCAACGATCACCGCTTCTGCCACCGCCGGCAGCACCTCTGCCACTCCGGTCGCTGAAAGGATCATCGACTACACTGCGCAGCACCTGGCTCTCGGCCTCGGTCAGCCAAATGTAATCCTGACCACGCATGCAGTGTGGGCATCTGTTCTGAAGACCCAGCCTACGAACGGCAGCTACGGTGTACCGGGTGGCATTACCATCGGCGCACAAGGTGAGACCCGCATCGTGGGCATTCCTCTGGTACCTCACTCACAAATCGTGAGCGGCAAGATCTATGTCATGAACACGGATGCGTTCGCCATCGCTCAAGCCTCCGGCCTCGCTGTTCGCAGCACAGAGACCGATCAGGACGATTTCATCAAGAACCTGGTGACCTACCGCGCTGAAGCCCGTGTTGCTCTGCTTTCCTTCCAGCCGACTGCGGCTATCTACGGAAGCGCGAGCTAATCTGTACCTCTGATAAATACAAGGGAGTGGGGACATGTTCCCTGCTCCCTTCTTTGCTTAACAACTAAACACACACACACCATGCCCATCGGCTCCTACTCTTCCTTCCGGGACATCATGCGTCAGGTCTTGATGCACTCTCCCAAGACCATCCTCGATCTAGGCATCGGGCATGGCATCAACGGTGCAGGCATCCGCAACTGGCTTGATGTAGGCGTAAAAGAAAACTACCGCAATACTTGCATCATTGGGGTCGAAGGCTTCTACGATTACCACTCGCCGCTTTGGCTTTGTTATGACAAGGTTCACCACTGCACTATTCAGCAATATTTGCAGTCATCTGATTTGAAGTACGACTGCATCCTCATGACCGATGTCCTTGAACACTTCGACAAGGACGAAGGCAATGCAGTGGTAAGCAAGATTGTGAACGATGTGCTTAATCCCGGCGGCATCCTCCTCATCAGCACGCCGGCCGTATGGATCGAGCAAGGGGCAGCGTACGGCAACGAGCTGGAGACACATCGCAGTCTATGGCACTTCACTGACTTCATCGGCATGCAGAACGTTGAGATCATCAAGGATGGCCGTGAGGATGATATGGGATACATGATGCTCGTGGTCAAAATTACCAAGCCATGAAGCTGCTCAACTCCATCCACCTTTACCCACCGCAACACACATGCGGTGCGGAGTACATGGCGCACTGGATCAACAAGGATGTGAAGGCGAATGGTGGGGATGTTAGGGTGCTTCTACACCAAGCAAACCATTACCGTATCAACTCGATGTACACCTACGATGGCATTGATGTTTTCCCACCGGAAGAGATGATCATCGAGCGGCTCTTGACCTGGTCAGATGCCATCATGACGCATCTCGACTACACCGACTGGACAATCGGCATCGCTCAAGTGTTCAAAAGACCACTTTTCCATCTCATCCACAACACGAGCACATATCAGCGCATCGTGTGGGCTGAAGACCCGCAGTATATCATCTACAACAGCGAGTGGGCAAAAGCACAGCTGAATTACGAGCATCCGAGCATCGTGGTGACTCCTCCATGCGATTGGCGGCACTACGACACCAACGTTGACCCATCGTACAACGAAGCAATCACGCTGATTAACCTGGACGAGAACAAAGGCGGCCACATCCTCCGGCAGATTGCTGAAGCACTCCCTCACCGCAAGTTCATCGGGGTGATGGGCAGTTACTCCGAGCCTGCCGACAAAGGCCAGCACACAAACCAACCACCAAACGTCACAGTGCTGCCAAAGACTCCGACGATCAAGGATGTGTATGCGAAAACACGCATACTTATCATGCCATCAAAATATGAATCTTGGGGCAGGACCGCCACGGAGGCAATGTGCAGTGGCATCCCGGTCATAAGTTCTGGTACTCCGGGACTTCGGGAGAATTGTGGCAAGGCAGGGCTTTACTTTGACAGAGAAGAAGTCAAGCTATGGGTTGACCAGATCGAAAAATTATTTCAGCCAAAAGCCTACGAAAAAGCCAGCAAGGCGGCCAAGATCCGCAGCCGTGAACTTGACCCAATGGCATCCTTGGAGAGACTTCGTAACTTTATGCGTCAGTCGATCACTGACCATAAAAAGAAGATATGAACCTTCTCATAGATACCGAGATTGTGCAGGACTACACCACCGAGCCGGTGAGCGTAGCCGAGGCAAAAACTTACATGAAAATAGCGTTCAGTGATGATGACACGTTGATCGGTTCGCTGATCAAGAACGCACGCATCTGGCACGAGAACTACACCGGCCGGAACTATGGCACGCGCCAACTGCATCTGACGATTGAGATGACTGCCGGCGAGCTTTATGAACTGCCAGGGCCGGTGCAGTCCATCGACATGGTGATGGTTGACGGATGCTCTACAAGCGATTACAGGGCCTTTGGAGCCAATGGTGCACAGATGTCGGTATATCACTCCGGCATTTACGAAATATGGCTCACAAGTGGCTATATTTCCGTCCCTGACGATATTAAGAATGATATACTCTGCATCACGGCGTACACATACCAAAACCGTGGCATTGATTTGAGCAACGAAGGTGCCAACCTCGTTGACTTCCCGATGATGGCGGCTCAATATTATCGGAGGGTGTCAATATGAATCTGCAACTCAAAGGAGTTCAGGGGGTCATCAATGCACTTGCCGCGATTGACAACGAGGTGAGCAGGGAGGTTGATGCAGAGATGCAGGCCAGCGTGAACAAGATGGCACTGACCGCAAAGCGCAAGGCTCCTGCCAATTTCGCAGAGCTGCGCAATAGCATTGGGAGTGAGCGGCTAACTACCTTGCAATACTCGGTATTTGCCAACGCTTACCACGCGCCATACATCGAGTTCGGCACGCGGGGCAAGGTTGATGTGCCGACAGAGATGGAGCCGGTGGCGGCTGCCATAAAGGCACGACCAAAAAAGGGCAACTGGACTCAGTTCGTGAACTCAATCTATGAGTGGGGAACGAAAAAGAAGGTTATCAAGAAGGGGGACAAGAATCACGCCGTCAACATTGCGCGGAAGATATACAAGTTCGGCATTGCACCGCAGCCGTTTCTTTGGCCGTCATTCGTGGCTGAACGGAGCAAACTTATTCGCCGTATCACCGACATTGTAAAAAAGAAGCGATGAAGAATCCAGGCACATCACTCCGCAAGGCATTTGCCGCCGCACTGGCATCGCTGACCTATGACGGCAAAGCGATCACCGTCTATTCTCAACTGCCCATTGTCACACTGCCGGACAATTATGTTTACATCAACAGCATGACGCATGCCCAGATTGGGAACAATCAAATCTTTATCCATGATTGCTCCATAACACTTGACATTGTTAGCAAGCAATACAAGCAGCTCGACTACGATGTGACTGATGGCATTGCGGCAGAAGTGATGAACACGCTGACCACATTCCCATACTCCACGCTAACAGATGCAGACTTTCAATTCGTGGCTCCGGTGCTTGCATCGAGCAACTACCTTGTCGAGCAGGACGGCAGCGCATGGCTCGTTCGGAAATTGCTTACTTTTGATATGACATTAATTGAAAAATAAACAAGGAAAATGGGACAAATACAAGGTTCGGTTCAGAACATTGAAATTGATGTAGCCGGCGGCTCATCTTACAAGACGCTGGTCTGCCTGCGCACATCAAGCGTTAACTCTACCGTCACGGTCAACGAAGATGAGACCAACTGCGGCAAGCTGACAAGTGTGGGCGATCCTGGCTTCTCCTTCTCGTTCGATGCAGTGTGCGAGGTCGCACCAACTATCACACAAGTCAGCTACAAAGATCTGCTGACGGCAACGGTGAACAAGACGAAGATCACCGTGCGCTTTCAGAATCCAACGGTCACTGGCGCATCCATCGGAACGGTCTATTATCACCAGTGCGAAGCATACATTACTGACCTGACGCTCAACCAAGATGCTGCTGGCGGTGCCTATGTCAACTTCTCCGGGACGATCCAATCTACCGGCACGCTTGACATCACTCCGTAAGCTTTCACACTACACACACAAATATGAACGGTTACATACAAGCCGACATCCTCGGCCGTACACGAGGATTGAAGTTCGGCATGCTGGCAGTCCAGCAAATAGGCATGGAGATGCAAAAACTTGGCAAGGTCTTCGGGGATAACTCGATAGACCTTGCCGCCGTGCCGGTCATTATCTACTGGGGTCTTTTCAATAATTGCTACATCAAGAAGGAAGACCCGGACTTCACCTTTGAGGATGTGGTAGATTGGGTTGATAGTAATATCGGAAATCCCGATTTATTTACTCCCATCCTTCAGGCATTCTACGACTCCAAGTTTCTTCAGCCTACTCAACAAGCACCGCAGGAAGAGCAAAAAAAAAGTTCGACCTCGACACGCAGGAAGGGTGGGACAAATTAAGGGCGCACGTCACCGGTGAGATCGGTCGGAGTGATTACGATGCGCTGACCTTCAAGGAAGTCTCGCTGATTATAGAAGGCTACCAAGAACGTCTCATCCACGACTACCGCAATACGCGGCTCGTCATGTTCATGATGGCGAAGATGTGGGGTGATCCAAAGAAGGTGCCTGACAGCCCTGAAGCACTCTGGCGATTGCCGGGTGACGCTGATGCCGGGGTGACAGAGGCAGATATCGCCGAGATGTTTCGTAAATTGCGGTCAAAGGAGCAAGGTGGCTAACGAAGCATTACAAATAATTATCGGGGCAGACACAAAGGATATGTCTGCCGCACTTCGGCAAGCTCGAAAAGAGATTGACGATTTTGAAAAGAAGGTCGGTCTTGTTGCGCCTACATCTGCAAAAGCGGGCCTTGCTTTGTCGAATCTTGGCAGGGTCGCATCTGACGCTCCCTTCGGCTTCATTGCCATTCAGAACAACATTGAGCCACTCCTTCAGTCTTTTCAATCATTAAGCAAGGAGAGCGGTGGTACTGGCAGTGCTTTGAAAGCGCTTGGCTCAAGTCTTTTTGGGCCAACTGGGTTGCTTCTTGGATTTTCCCTCGTCAGCTCTGCCATCACGGTGGCCATTCAGAAATATGGCAGTCTGGGCGGTGCCATTGATGCAATATTTGGCAAGCAGGATTCGCTCAACCAAGAGATAAGGTCAGCGGCCGAATCCTATGAGAAATTCAACAAAGAGCTAAAGACAAGTGTCACCATTCAGTCAAATGCCGCTGGAAGTGTTCAGGGTGAGATAAGTCGTGTGCAGGCTCTTGCTGGCATTGTCAATGGTACGACTACAAGCTATTTAGAGCGCAATAACGCACTCAAGGAGCTTGCCACTATCAACAAGACATATTTTGGCAATCTCGATGATGAAAGCATAAAGCTTGGCAAACTAACAGAAGCGGTAGATGCTTACACGAAAGCAAATGTCGAGGCTGCCATCTCAAAAGCATTTGAAAGCGAAATAGCGGCCACAAGCGTGGAGCTATCTAAACAAGAGCGTGTTCTCGGCAAGTTAATCACAAGGCTTGGCGAAACTGCGACAGCTCAAAACAAGGTATCGCAAACGCTTCCAGGTCTTGCCCAAGCAGCGGAGCAGTCACGGGTCGGGTCTGCCGCAATTTCTGCAACTGAAGCATACATTGACCAGAACACCAAAGTCAATGAATTAAGAGGTAGGATAAAAGAATTGAACGATGAATTAAAGAAGTCGGTCATTTCATATAATTCAATTACGGCACCAATCAACGCCGCCAACGAGGCGCAGAAGAAAAAAGAAGAGCAGGATAAAAAAGAGATAGAAAATACCAAGAAAAAAACTGCCGAGCTCAAAAGAGAAGCCGAAGAAAGAGCCAAGTCACTCGCTCAAATATTGGCACGCGGCAGCAAGGTGCAGACGCTTGACTTCACGTCCTTCTTTGACCTTGACCAAGCTGCTGCAAAGAAAAGATTAGAAAATCTTGGCTTATTGAAGCCAGTTAGAGATGCTTTTGCAGAAGCATTGCAACCATCGCAGGGAAAGCTCGGTCGTGACTTTACCATTATCCCACCGGCAGCAATCCAGACAGCCATTGACGATGTCAACAAGCTTCGTGATGCTGGGCTGGCAGCCGGTGCAGCGTTCAGCTCTGTCATATCGCCGGCCATTGATTCGGTTTTTGCTGCACTTGAGTCAGGCGAAAATGTCATTCAATCACTCGGCCAAGCATTCAAGAAATTAGTGGTCGATCTAATCAAAGCAACAATAAAAGCGGCAGGACTTGCTCTTGTGATATCTGCTGCATCCGGTGGAAAAATATCGTTCGGCACAGCATTCAGAGGGTCACTTGGTCTGACCGGTGGAGGGAATGGTCTCGGCGGTCTTCGTGGCGCAGCAGCTCCAAGCTTCGGAGGTGTGAGCGGCTTCGGTGGCGGCTTACAACTTGCCGGCCAGGTAGTCTTCACGCAGAGGGGCACTGACCTTGTCGGGGTGCTAAACTCATCGAACGCACGCATAAACCGAGTCGGATAATGGCAGCAGTCAAATTCTTCATGGAGTTCGAGAACGTGCAGGGTGATCTTTGCACGGTCAACTTTATTTTCGAGGATTACAACGATGCGCCGATCAGATTATACGGAGGGCCGCAGCCGTTCGTCCTTGGCGAGTTCAACCAAGACTTTGACCTCTTCAAACCCATCCGGCCACAGCAAGCCACCATTCAAGTGCTGGCATCCGCCGGCGGGGTATCGCTTGAGGACTTCCTGACAGACAACGACACCGACATCACAGTTCGCTTTGACTTCGGTGACTTCGGCAGTTATTGGCAGGGAATCTTGAGTCAGGAGGACATCGAAGAAACTTGGATATCAACTAACCACATCCTCACGCTGCGAGCCGATGAAGGCTTTGGCAGGCTTCAGAACCAACAACTCAACGATGGTACCGGTGCGGCACTGATAGGCACATACACGCCATTCAATTACATCCAATACGCTGCTGATGATATCATCGGCAACTTTTTCTACACTCGAATCTACTCCAACCTATTTCACACCTCGATGTCATCGGCATCGAACCAAACCGGCATTGACCAATGCCTTATTGATGCACGGACATTTGAGCAGGCACCTGGGGAGTTCGACAATGGCTACACGGTATTGGAGAAGATTAATCGGGCGTGGTCTCAAACATTATTCCAATGGAATAATTTATGGGTGATCCTGCGCATCCCTGAACTCTTCCGAACCGGCAATCTTGTCGGCTTCAACACGAACCGGCCAACGGTCGGCAACCGTGCAGCGGTAAACAAGCGGTACGACATCGAGGTCGGAGTGCAGGAAAAGGTCAAGCCGATTGTGCCCGAGATGCTTAAAAGCGTCATCAAGCCATCAATTTACACGCAAGCAAATTTCGACTGGGTTCCTCACAATCAACTTATCTGCAATCAGTCGTTTCAATATGGCGATTATGTGCAGAGTGGCACGAAGACCGAGACAGATGGAGGCGGCAACAGCGTTCTCATATCTTACGATGAGTACACGGTCGATCAGTGGCAGCCGTACCAATACGGCACGGAAGGCACGGTCTTAAATGTTACTCCCATCGGCAGAAGGGAAGAGTACAGCGTCGGAGGTCTGCGCAACAATTATTTTTATATTGGCGGCTCAAATGTTACGGCACCTCCGGGCACCGTGGCTGCGATGAATACTGAAGCATTCAGCTGCCGCTTTTATGTCAAGTGGCAGGACAAGATGAAGTTCAGCGTGAACTTCCGGACATCGACTGAATTTTCACCAAATAGCAACCTTCTGGAGTATGGCAAGATACTTCTGAAGAACGGCACGCTCACATATTTCCTCCGGTACTCGGACAACTCTTGGCAAGTCTACAACCCATTGGGGGTGAGCCAGGGCCTTGTCACCAACTACCCGGCAGGCACAAGCTCGAAGGGGTGGAGGACGGAAGAATATGAGACCGACAGCATTCCTTTCGATGGATGGATTGAGGTATATCTCACGAATGGATTGCAGTTAAGCAGTTACGTTCCACCTCCGGTTGCACCGACAAATGAGTGTCATTTTAGTGACCTGACAATAGAGATTACCAACAGCATCAGCATTCAGCGCAATAGAGTCGTGAAGGGTGACTATGACCGTTACACCATTGCTCGTGATGTTGTCAAGACTGACACGGAAACGGTCTATCTTGACGATGCGCAGACCCAGAACCACAAGGGAGCAATCCTTGAGAGCGATGGCATAACATTAACTGGAGACCAATGGTATCGCCGTACTGACTTCAATGGTGATGTGACCACTGACGAGCGGCTGACCTTCAAACGCCAGCATGCGCTTGCCAAGTGGTACATGAACCGAGGCTACAAGACGAAGCTCGATGTCAATCTCTTCGGCTTGAAGTGGGCAGATAGTTTCGGTGATATCTATCCGATCGGCATCATCAACACGATCAAATTTGTGGATGATGCACCGACAAAAATATTCGCCATCACGAACCTGAAAGAGATCGACTTCATGTCCTGCACATGGAGTGCCACGCTCATTGAGATTGTGGACACCACAATTGCAGACAATGAGCCAGGTGCGACAGATGTGCATACCTTTGACTACTATTACGAGTAAACTATGGCCGATCCGGTAAAGGGTGAAAATGTGGTCTTTTACGCAAAGCTTGGGACGAGCTATTATCCCTTCGCTTGCGCCAAAGATGTCACCATCACCCAAACGACTGACAAGATAGAGCTGGCACCATACACAACCGGAAAGTGGCGGTCTTATATCTATGGCCGGACAAGCGGCACCATCACCGGCAATGGCATCGTAAAGATTGATGCCGGGGTCGGAAAATACAGCATCTTCGACCTTCTGAACTTTCAGACCGATCACATTATCGTGTTGACAAGGTACACGCTTACCGATCCGCAAAGCAATCAGAAGACATACGATGTGCCATGTCTCATTGACGAGGTCACGCTCTCCGGCACGGTGGGGCAGTTCGCGACTTACTCATTCACGCTCACGATGTCGGGCGATCCTGAATTTAACCAGACACCGATCAATGATGCGCTCACTGATGTTGATTCTTGGGACTACACGGCCACCGGTGGCGAGACGGTCATATCTGATGCAGTGCTGATTGGTGTGGATGTGCTTGATATCAGACGGAACGGCATCGGGCTTCAGGTCATCACCGCCGGCACACCCACCGGCAGCCAAGTGAAGTTTAACTCCGGTGCCGGCTCTCTTGAGTTCGGCATGGCTCTTGGGGTCGATGAGTACATCCTTGTAATCTATGTTGCCTGATGGTGAGCGTTAAAACATATCAAGTATTTACACCCGGCACATTTGTGAACACCTCCGGAATTGTTGCCGCTGATGTGATGGTAGTTGACCGAAACGGCATCGGCGTGAAGCACTCTACGCAGTTTAATACTGGCACATTTGAGAGTGATATTGTTGAATACCAATGGTACGGTGTTAAATTCACGACCAGACCATCCGGCACTTATCTCCTTG